TAACCGCTTCTTTTACATCAAGCAGGCGTGCTGCATCTGCGTCAGAGTCCGGAGCACCAAGACCTTAAATCCGTTAGGCGTCCATATTGCTGAGGCCCCCCATGATCCCGCCGGCTGTGTACGGCTTTAGCGCATCGCGATCCTTGCTCTCCTGATCGCGGGTTTCAACGCTGTCCTGGAGATTATCAAGCGCAACCTCCACGGCATCGACAGCGGTGAGGGCTTGAGAGATCGCAGCATCACCCAACTTGGCCATAACCTGCTGGTCAGTATCCGTTGGCAGCACACCATACTGTCCCGTACGGCGCAAGATGTCGGCTTGACTCTCGCCCCTCGCGCCACGACCACGCATCTCGATCACACGCGGTTCAGTCATTCTGTCACACCTTTGTAAAGCACCATGTAACCACCAAACCACGCCTCAATGTCGCCATTGAGTTGCGTGACCAGTACATCGTATGGAATTTGGATTGTTCGGCCCGTGTAAGCAGACGGGACAAGTGCATCGTACATGGTGTCGATGCTTTCCCGATTGATACGAACTTGTATGATGCCCGCTGCGGGCTCGATCCGATTGATGCCCTCTTGGTTTTTGTCGCTTACATCAGCAAGAGTCAAATAAACGGTGGAGCCATCATATGTTGATCGAGCTTCACCATGAAAAGACACATTGGTCAGATCCACGGGCACGCCGTCATTCGTAAAGGGTATTTCCTCCACGTGGTCGCCGTTCGTCGGCAGGTAAAAATCAAACCGGCAAGGCGTCATGGACGGGGCTCCTGTCCACGCGACCCTATCACCCAGCGTGTCGAGCCGCAAGGTGTCAGGTATTAACCTTCACGATGTCACATGTCAGAGCATAGCTGGCTCCAATGGCAAGGACTGGCGCCTGAAGGCTTACGGTGATTTGATTGGCGGAGTTTGCCGTACAGTCGAGAATGGCATAATTTGACGGTCGGCCAATTGTTGCTGTTGCGGCACCGTTTAATTTGTAGCTGCGACAAAAGCACATGTAACGCTCTCCGGCTACAGCCCCTATCAACGCAACTGTGACTTCGCGGATGCCAATGGCAATAGATACAAGGGCTGTCTGTCCGATTACGACCTGACCCACTAGAGTACCAGCAGACATGCCCGTATCGCCCTTGGGGCCAGCGGGGCCGATGCTGCCCGTATCGCCCTTGGGGCCAGCGGGGCCGATGCTGCCCGTATCGCCCTTGGGGCCAGCGGGGCCGATGCTGCCCGTATCGCCCTTGGGGCCAGTAGTAGGAGGAACCACCACAGGCATCAGTTTACCGGTGCTCCTGTTGACCATGGCACCACCAGCAACACCAACTTTAACCGTCATGTGACCACTCCGTCCTCTGGCCCTGTTCGGACTGCTTCGCTGCCTGAAGCGTCCTTCGCTACGATCCAGTAGTAATAGGTTCCAGGACCAATAGTGTCGTTGAAATACTGGATTTCACCAAGTCCACCACCGTAGTTACTAATGATTTTCGATGCGCTGCCAAAAACAGAAGCTGTTCCACGATAGACATCAGAGGCGAAAAATCTAAGATCGTTAGGATTTTTCCAAGATACAGTGACCTCACCTGTTCCGTCCGTAACCGTCAGATTGGTTACTGACGCCAGCACTTGTGGATCGAGCAGATACGGCGGATCGTACCATGCCGTGTTAGATCCGCCAGCAGTCACAGTGCGCCACCGGATCAATTGTGGCTGATACGAGTCAACCGGGCCACTGTATGCAAACAGAGCATCCATGTCGGTATTCATGTCGGCCCACTGACCCGTGGCTAAGTCCGATTGCGCGATAGGCTGGAACTCGTAGGTCACGTCGTCTCGCAAAGGCGCATTGAACTGCACTTCAATACGGCCATTGTTATAGACAACCGACGTAACGGATGGCATGTCGATGCTACCACCTCCCGTGCTGCTTGCTGAATTGGGACGTGGTTTTTCCTCTCCCGACAGTAGGTCAAACCTGTTTGCATCAACAGGAACCAGATTCAGCGAGCAAAAGAAGCCACTCTCATCCACATCCACAGGGGCGATGATTTCATAATCACCGGCGAACTCGTTGTCGTACTGTATCTCAACAAACCGCTCCTGCATCGCACGGACACCACGCAGTCCAACAGTCGGTGCGATCTTTTGCAAAGGCTGGGACCGCATACCAATCGATTTGGCCAAACGCATCGCTTGGTTATGGTTGAAACAAGTAGGTATATCGACGTACAGGAACGTATTGCCTTTGCCAGCCTCATAGTAATTTGGATTGTACCAAGCAGCGGACGGCTGAATGGAAAACGCAGCATTATGGTCCATGTATCGGACAATGACGCCTTGCGTCTCACTCTCGCCATCCTGCGCAACAAGACTGGACATGCTGATAATGTCACGGCGTCTGCCTAGAGTCAGAGACGGAGTCTGATACTTGCCAACACGCATCCAAGACTTACCGTCATCATCAAATACCAACTGGCCATCACATGACAGTATGATATTCGCTTCAATGGCCGCACGATCTACGTTGTCTTGAGCAGCAATGGCACACTCATAACGCTTTTGCGTGCTTTCAACACCTGTGACTGTCTCATCACAAATGGTGGCTTGCTCTGCCACCCGCTGCCAATTGACTTCACTTTCTGGCTTGTTGCGACCAAACGGATGAGTACGCCACCATGCCCACATTAGAGCACTATTGCTGGACGGTTTGTAGGTCGAGCGGTTCCCAAGAACCTGAGTGGGGTCACGTGGATCGTACATTTTGGACCAAGTGCCAAAAATAGCCACGTTGGGTTCGCCTAGGCCAACCGCCCCGCGCCACTTATATTGCTTGTATCGGTTTTTGATCTTGGTGGCACGTCCACGCATAACCGTGTAAGTCGTACCAACCAGCATGTGAGACGTGGTGGCCCATTGACCGGGAAAGGCTGCCTGAAGTGTTGTCGCCCCTGGTGGTGTCGGGTTACTCTCCGTGTAAGTATAGGTTTTCAACGTCCACAACACATCGCCGTCGTCGGTTTTGAAATCCGGTGTGGTGACTTGACCAGAACCATCGACTGTCACCAAGATGTTGTCCAAGTAATACTGTGGTGCCCCGTTCAAAATGCTATCGCCATGGACCAACACCGCCCATAGATTACCTTGAGCATCATGATCGGCAAACACACAAGCGCCACCCTGTAACACAGGCCCAGCAAGCAACCATCGTGTCGCGTCCTCAAGTCGGACGTTGACTTTCTGTTTGCCGTAATCAATCTTTTTACCGAACAGAGCGCTGTTGAGATATGCAGACACCAACGTAATTGCTAACGTACCAATACCAATAATGATTGCGCTACCAACAGCAGCACTAGCCCCAAACAAACCACCGACACTTGCAGCAAGCCCGCTACCGGGTACAAACACGTTCAACGCAATAATCGCGCCGACGGTGACAACAGCGAGTAGGATCTTGCCAACTTTACCCACTGTCAAATACTCCAAGCGGCGATTAGATCGATGAACCGCGCATTTACCTCAACAGTCCCACGCTCTAGCCGCAAAACGAACGTGTCGCCAGTACAGAGCGCGCCTATCTCGGTCTCACCCGTGTAGATGACCGCGATGTCGCCACGGACGGGGTTCTCGGTGCGAGGTAGGCCGAACAGATCGAGCAAACCGTCACAGCCCTCATACGCCAGAACGTGCGCCATGGCGCCCTCCTCAGTGTCATACGTGCCTCTGAACCGGCCCGCGATGTCAGGTGTGTCGGGCCGGGCCGCATGGGCGTAGTCGCCTACGGACAGCAGGCAATCGCTCTCACCCCACACGAACGATCCACGACGCCACGCGTCAATGGTTTGATCCAGTAAATCACTCAACGGTGAAGGTCTTGTTGGCGAGTTGAGCCACGTATTCTAGCCCTCGATCTGGCGGACTGGCCACGCCCATCTGCCGCGCATACTCGCGTTGCACGGTATCGGTGTACGTCCGGTTCGGGATTTTCGACCGACCTGAATTGCCGTCCTTTGCTGTCACCGAGACAGTGTAGGTACGAACCAGTACGCCGCCTGCGCCAGTCGTGAACCCTTCGCTGAAAGTCGGGGACTGCATCGTGAGCCGCTTGAAAAACTTAATAGGTGTGGCCGGACGCAAGCCCTCACCGTCCTTGAAAATCGCGAGATAGCATGTCAAATCACGACCGAAAGTGCGACCCTGATCAGCTTTAAGTGCCTCATACAGTTCACCAGAGGACTCATCCGGCAAATCAGGAATGGTCATTTTGAACTGATATGAGGCAGATGATCCGTCTCGACCGTCCTGCAAACGCGGTGTCACATGAATGTCTTGGTTGCTGTCGTTAATTGTGCCAAGCCATTCGAGATTACCTGTAGTGAATAGACGCCCCTTACCGGACCACATGCGTGTGGGGAAGCCGTCGAAGTCGTAAAACCACAAGCGGCGGATAACCACACGGATATCGGTCATGACTTCTTCGTCACCCAAATATTCCTCAAGCAGATCGTCGAACTCGCTCATACGATGGCCTCGGTAAACACGATTTTGCCGAGTTGAATAGCACCGACTTGTTCGGCGTCGTATGTAGTACGCAACTCTT